AATTCCTCGGACTTCAATCACGCCGCAATCCGATCGCGATCCCTGCAGGATACTTGCAGGCAGCATCCAATATCCGACTCGACCGCGGGATTGCCCAGACCCGATCCGGTGCCCAGCGTTTGACCCAAGGAATCAGCGCTGCAGGGACGCCGGTAACGGTTCCTTTCGTGGTCACTTCGTCAACGATCAGCGCCATTTCCCAATCAGGAAACATTGCCACGGCCACAACATCTAGCGCTCACAATTTTCAGCCAGGATACCAAGTAGCAATCAGCGGTGTGGGAATTTCCAATTACAATGGCACGGTCATCGTTCTGACCATTCCAACAACGACCACCTTTACATATGCCGTCTCTGGATCGCCTGCATCCTCCTCGGGTGGAACGGTTGCCTATCCAATCGTGCAAAGCAGCTCGGCAGCAGGAATCTTTGCTGCAGGAGTCTATTCTTCGCCCCGCCTGGATAATTCTAACGAATACATCGTCCTGGCAGGATCGACCCAGGCCTATTTGTGGAAATACACAAGCAATGGTCCGACCGTGATCACCAAAAGCTACCCGGTCTCCCCGATCAGCGAGTCGATCCAGCCAGGAGACAGGGTCAACATTGTCCAGGCCTTTGACCAAATTTTCCTCTTTCGCTGGCGCTCCAGCGAGAAAATGCAATCAGCAATATCAATTACTCAATCCTCGGGAACAACTACGGCCACGATTACCATGCCTGCAGCCCATGGATTCAATTCTGGAGAGGTTGTTCGACTCTCCGGAAGCTCGGTCAGTGCTTTTAATCTGGATGCCGTGATCACGGTGACCTCGACCACGGCCTTTACTATTACCCTTCCGAGCGCAGGATCGAATCTTTCCGACTCCAGTGCCTACCTCTTTGCACAACGTGTATGCTGCCCCTTGGTCTGGGATGGATCGATCGCGACCAACTTTGTCCGCGTCCCGACAGGAAGCAATTCCCTCGGACCGACCTACAGCAATCTGATCGCCCCATACAATGCGATTGCAACCTATTACAACAACCAGCTCTTGATCGCCGGTTCCCGGGACTCGGTCCTAATCTCTGACGTGCTCAACCCTTACAATTATGATCCGCTGAACAAGAGTTTCCGTACCAATGTGGGCTCCAACGATTACTTGGTCGCGCTCCACCCTTATGCAAATTCTCAGGCGATCGCATTCCTTCGCAAATCGATCTACCTCGGCACAATCGTCCTCAACAGCGATGGGGTGACGATCAATACCACAAGCAGCACTCTTCAGCTTCTCACCAACGAGATCGGGTGCAATGCCAGGCAGACCGTGGCCACTGCAGGCCTCTACATCTATTTCCTCTCCGACAACGGTGTCTACCGTCTCGACAACTCACAGATCGATCTGGCACTACGCGGAAACACGCTCCCCCTCTCCGAACCGATCGCTGACATCATGACAACGATCAATGCAGCTTATGTGCACATTGCCCAAGGGATCTATTTCAACAACCGATATTATTTGGCCGTGCCGACCAATGGATCGACAACAAACAACACCCTCCTCATCTACAATCAACTCAATGAGGCTTGGGAATCGGTCGACACCTATCCTTTCTCACTCGATCGCCTGGTGATCAGCGATTATGTCAGCGCGTCAGGGACCCAGCGCAGGATCTATGCCGCATCTTCGACAGGCCTGCTCTACCTTCTTGAGCAATACAATACAGGTGTCGACGATGCAGGGACCGGTGCTGCCACGGTCGGCGTAACCGGGTCGATCACGACGCGCAGGTACTTCTACGGCCAGCTCAACCACAAACGAATGAACAGTGTCACGGTCTCTGCATTTCTCCCGGCAAGTTCGACAGTGAACGTGACGGCAATCACCACGGATCGAGATGCGACCACACAGGTCACCTCTGTTTTCAATAGCAATGCCGACAACGATTACACGATCAAAGCACCGATCCGCCGGATTGCCGAGTACCTCGACATCCAGGTCTCGACATCCAATGGGAGGCCCACGATCCGCGCCGTGAGCGCTGATGCGGCCGTGACCATGGACCCGAGCAGGCTGGCACGCACGGAATCGTAGGCCATGAGGATGGCCGAGATGTCATGCCGTAGGCAGCCCCAGATGAACATCTGGGGTGAGCCATTCGGGAGAATGCGAAGACAAAGTCAATTCTCTCCTTAAAGTCAGCACTGCGAGCGCTCACTCTTTCACGCAATGGCCACACTTGTTTCAGGAATCAATGTTACCAATGGCACGGTCATTACCCCGTCGATCCTCAATGCCGCACCAACCCTGACCGCAGGAACGGTGTTACCGAGCGATTTAAATTCTTCTACAAATGCCCTTTTGGTTCCGACAGGTGTCGTCCTTCCCTTTGCCTATTCGTTTACCCAGAGCGGAGCACCTGCAGGATGGCTGATCTGCGATGGCTCGCTCTACAGCACGACTACTTATGCCAATCTCTACGCCCTAATCGGCACCCTGTACGGTTCAGGAACTGGCACTTTTGCCGTTCCTGACCTGCGCGGTTATTTCATCCGCGGCACAGGAACCAATGCCGATGGTACCGCATCCGGAACCTTTGGCTCCAAACAAGCAGACCAATTACAAGGCCACATTCATAATTTGACTTATAGCGCTTATGTAATTTCAGGAGGAGGGTCGGTTGGGTCCGGAGCTCAAGCAGCTGGAGGTTCGAATTCTACCGGTGATCCATTGACAGACGGCACCAACGGAACCCCGCGCTATGGTTCTGAAACCCGTCCATCCAACATCGCGATGCTTTACTGCATCAAGTCCTAATGCTCGCATGGGAAATCGCTCGCGCATGGCAGGAGGAAAACCAAATGACTCCCTTCGAGGAGGTCCTGGGATGGCATCTTTCGTGTGGAGTGGTTCATTCGACACCAACGGTCTTCTGCTTAGTTCATCATGCAACCTGGGACCCAATCTCGAGGACGCTGACCGAGGGAATTCCAAATGCTTGGTTTGTGACTCTTGCGGCAGCGAGCTCGGATCAGAAAACGAATTTTATCAGGGAGCTGATGTCGATGCTTCCATCGAGGATGCCATGGATCGTCTGGCTGAGGGCATCGAGGAAAAGGCCGCACAATTTGCACGCCTACACCTGGGATCAACTGGCCAAGAAGGCCTCAATATCACCATCCAAATAAGCTAATTCCATGGGCGGATCTTCTTCAAAACCAAATCTTGGACCGAAACCGGCAGCGCCGACCCCGATCGATTATAGCTCGCTGATGAATTCGGCCAATGCCGCATCGGCCAATGCCTACCAGCAGCAGCTAGCGGACCAGAACAATGCTTACCCCCAAATTCAGGCATTGCAGTTGGGGACGATCAATTCCCTGGCCGATACGATCGGCGGGAATGACCTGAACAAACAATCGGTCGCAGCAATCCAACAAGGTCTTGGATATGTTCCCTACATCGCCAATCAGGCTGGGTATGTCAATCAGGCAGCGGGAAATGTGGGCGCTCAGGCAGGCAATTTGTCATCCCTGGCCGGTCAGCTTGAAGGATACGGAACCGCGGCCCTAGCATCCAGCGGTCCGACAGCCGGTGAAACCACACTCCTCAATCAAACCGGATCCGATCTTGCCCTCGGATCGGCGCTGAACCCCGAGGAGGAACGTGCAGCCAATCAGCAGGCCGTGAGCGCCTTTGCACACAGCGGTCTTGGCACGGGTCAGAGCGCTGCAGCAGCAGACCTCCTCAACCGCTATGCCGTGGGTCAGGCCCGACTTCAGCAACGCCAATCCGCATTCACCAATGCCGATACCGCGGTCAATCAGAACGTGCTGGCACGCACCAATTCTGCGCTTGGTGCCCTCGGCCAGGCAGGATCCAATTATGGCAATGCAGGATCGCTCTACAACAATCAGGGCAATCTCTACGGTCTGGGTGCCAATATCTATTCAAATGCGGCATCTACCGCATTCCAGGGTGGTTCTGCACTTAATGCAGTCAATCCCCTGACCCAAGCACTCGGATACGGAGCCCAACTCTCCGGACAGGCACTCGGCAATACTTCGGGAATGCTGACCAATGCCTACAATCAGGCCCTCAATACCGCGGGGGATGTGGCTTCCTACAACACCAATATGCAGTCCAGCCTGTACAATTCGTACAACAACAATCAATCCGCGCTCTCCGGGGCACAAAGTGCCTCCAACTCGGCACTGCTCGGTGCTGGCCTTGGCGCGCTAGGAACCATCGGTGGTGCCGTAATCGGTGGACCGGTCGGTGCTGCCGCGGGTGGTGCCATCTTTGGCCCTGCCGGTCAGGCAGGCATGAAGAGCTGGTTTTGCTGGGTTGCACGCGAGGTCTACGGTGAGCAAAACCCTGCCTGG